GCTTTCCAGTCACCCTCTTGCAGCTCCCTCTCATACTTTCTTGTCCTCTCACAGAACCATATCCAGGACAATATGTTGTGATTGTCTGTGAAGTGACCGTCGTAAGCCCAGAATCTTTTCACTGTCTTTTTCATCATGTCACTGTATGAAGCAAGGCAGGACTGAGAGTGCATCAGTATGTACCTGTACCCCTGACTCACATCGTTGACAGCACTATTGGCCGAGCTCACACCTGGGAGAGTGCTTAGGCAGTAGTTTGCTACAAAGAGTATTAAACTCCTTCGCGGACTGCTTACTGAGTACTGCACTAAACTTTTGAATTTCAACAGTGCCCAGCAAACCAGAGACTTTATTTCGCACTCACAGAGTGGCCTCTCCTCACTCTCTTTGTTCATCACCTTTTGAATCAGATCGCTTGACCCATGCACTATGTTGTAGCACAGACTTTCACACCTGAAGTTGCATCCACAGTTGTCTCCAGTGCAGCAAGATTCCTTCACAATCTCAGTTCCTATGTTAGGTAGATTGTCAACTTGACCCTCCTCATCTAGAGCACCCATCCTTATTAAGTACTCAGCTATACTCAAATTTCTCTTGCCTCTTATTAGTGCTGAGTGTGCAAGGTGGATTGAGTAGCTCACATCCTTGAATTCCTCCATCTCCAACTGTGTTAACTCAGTGAGTTTGTAGTTGTGTCTCCTTGTGGTTCTCCAGACATGAAGAGCACTAAGGAGTACTGATCTACTGTTTATCATACTCCTCACTTTTCTATCATCAGTCAGCCCTTCCATAACTACGGTGTCTCCTTTGATTACCTTGTACCTGTTTGTTATGTTTCGAGATGTCTGATTCACCATAACAATGGTCTTGTTGTCACCGGATCCCTCAACCTTAGACATAAACACCTGACCTGTAGCATCTCTTCCAGTCTTAAGCTTGCTCAGTGCATATCCAATTCTGGATGATAATTCAGATATCCGACAGACTCCAAATGAATTCAGAAATTCATCAGCCTCCTTAATTCTGTTCACACACATAGAAGCTGCTGTCCCTTCACCATGTATCATTAGTATCTCCTTAATCTTGTCCCAGTCCTCAAACTGATCAGAATGGTCAACACCATTATTTGCGGTGTAGAGCTCATCTGGTGACGTGAACACTCCGTAAATCTCCAGCTTTGGCTTTCTATCCCCAGTCATCTCCTTCAGTTTCTTTAAGGCCTCAGCTGCTTTCTCCACTCTGTCTTTTATTGTCTCTTCTTTCAACCCTTCTGTCACAGACCTTAAGTCATGTCCAATTGAAGGGGAGACCTTGCAGTACTCTGGAATTCTCAGCTCCGATTTAGACCTGCAAATGGATATGTAATCATGCTGTGCCCCACAGTTCTCCAAATATGTTAGCACTCCTTCTGACAGATTAGGAACCCCTGAGCATCTAACACATAGACTCTCACATCTCCACTTTAAGTCATGTGTACTGCTGCAGTACAATGCTGTCAGACAATCTTCCACTGGCAGGCTATCTAATATTGTTAACGGTCTGTCTTCCCCTTCTAACCCAATAAAGTTTGCCTTGTCCAGATTCTCTGTTAGTTCCCCGTCTTGACTTATAACTAGCATCATGCTTAAGTCTTCAAGTGTACGCAGGCACGTCTGCATGTTCATATTCATAAGGGATTTCACTGTCTCAGAGTCAGACACTTTCTCCCCAAGTAAATACACATGATTCCCTGAT